CTAATTATCCTCCATACAATCTAGTCACGGTCAGCAACGTAGAATCGAGACTAGAACTAGCACTAGCAGGATTCAAAAAGAAAGAAGTTTATGTCTACACACAAGACGGTAAACTCTTTGTCGAAGGACAAAAAGAAGACAAAGAGACTGGAACAGAATATGTCCACCGAGGAGTGGCTCAGAGATCTTTCACCAGATCTTGGACCCTCTCAGATGAAACGGAAGTTAGATCAGTTGTATTTGAGGATGGGCTTCTAAGCATTACTCTTGGTAAGGTTGTTCCAGAAGCACACAAAAGGAAGGATTATCTATAAATCCTGACTAGTTTTTGCTGCCGTTGATACAAAAGTGTATCACCGTGATACACTTTTGCTATATAATTATGTACTTATGGAGGACGACTTATGAATCTCACAGCCGCCACTCTTACAATAGGAACTGCAATCACTCTTTTTATCAATGGGCTCCTTGGGAGCGCATTCCCCTAATAGTCCCCCCAGTATAGAGACCTTTTATTTTACAACACTATAATGGCAATTTTCGCAACCCTCGCACTTATCGGAACAGCAGCATTCGGAGCATATAAAATGACACCTAATAAATAAAACTGAATATCGTCGTCGCAGACAGAGGGGTAACTGGCACAATCCAGTTGACACCCCTCTTTTTTATTGTATAATTACTATATGGTGTATCTAATAAAATGACTGTCAAACTTGCTATACTAAAATCTGGAGAAAGTATTATCTCCAATATTAAAGAACTTATTTCTGAAGAAAAGGTTGTTGGATATCTTTTCGAAAATCCTTGTGTTGTTGGATATGATGATAGCATCTATCTTACTGAAGATGCGAATCCAGATACTCCAACACAATTTCAAGTAACTCTAACACCTTGGATTTTATTTACGGAAGATACTCAGATTCCTGTAAGACCGGATTGGATTATAACCGTAGTAAATCCTGCACCCAAACTTAAAGAACTTTATGAGGAGAGAAATGATGGAACTGAAACTGATAGTATTAATGAACAATCAGATTCTTTTATCGCAGATTGAAGAGGTTGGTGCAGAAATTGGAGAACCAGACTGTAAGTTGATTGATCCTTATATTGTAAATCAATCAACTTTTGCTATTGATCCATGGTTATCACCTTTTACTGCAAAAAATATTTTCATGATGAGTTCTGATAAAATTTTAACAATTGCTGAACCAAATGAAAATCTTATTTCTAAGTACAAGGAAATTACTAAATGACTAGAGTATTGAGTATTGATCTTGATTATATTACTAGACCGTATGCTGAATGGACTAATCATGCGTTTGAGATGAATTCGACCAGGAGATGGTCCAAATTTATGGAGGAATCTCCATTTGATAGAAGTCATTTCTTTATTGATACTTCAAATTTGATGTATTGTTTCAATACATTTCTTAGAGCACTGAAAAGTGGTCCAAAAGTTTCTTTTGGATATGATCATGATTCTATATTATTCGCAATTGATAAAGAAGAAAATATTGATTTGATTAATATTGATCAGCATGACGATGTTTTTCATGGAATGGGCGATAGTCCTGATGATGAATATGAAATGGTCACAAAATACGGAATCATTAATGAAGGTAATTGGGGAATTTGGTTGCATAGTGTTGGTAGATTGAATTCATTCACATGGATTATGAATGATAATAGTGATCCGCAAGGGGGTAGGAATGCTAGAGATAAGAAGTACCTTGGGGATTCATATCAATATTATTTGAAACAAGATTATCAATTTGATGGGTATGATTTTGATCATATCTTCGTCTGCCTATCTCCTCAATATACTCACCCAGATCACTGGCATTATTTTTCAATGTTTATCAGTGCTTATGAGGAATTTTCTGGAAATGATGCTATAATACATACTGAGAAATACGAAACGCACGTTCGGCACCAGAGACTGCATAATGAGATTTTACACCAATGTTCAGATGGTAGGCGACCACTTCCTAGTGAGGGGTTACGAGAATGGAAGGCACTTCGCAAGTAGAGAAAAGTTTTATCCGACTCTTTTTGTTCCGTCTAACAAGCAAACTAAGTATAAGACACTTGAGGGGGATTATGTAGAATCTGTTGAACCAGGAACAGTTCGTGATTGTAGAGATTTTATCAAGAAGTATGAGGGTGTAGAAAACTTTAAAATCTACGGTAATGATCGGTACATCTATCAGTATATTTCTGAGATGTATCCAGAAGAAGAGATTAAGTTTGATACCAGCAAGATTAAGATTGCCACTCTTGATATTGAGGTTGCATCAGAGAATGGATTCCCTGATGTAGAGTCTGCTGCAGAAGAAGTGTTGTTGATTACAGTTCAGGACTATGCTACGAAACAGATTCGTACATGGGGTCGTGGTCCTTTTAATAATACTCAGAAGAATGTCATCTACAAAGGATTCAGGACTGAGCATGAACTCCTGAATGATTTTATTAACTGGTGGCAAATTGAAGATAATACTCCAGAAGTTGTGACTGGGTGGAATAGTGAACTGTATGATATCCCATATTTGGTTCGTCGTATTGATAGGATTCTGGGAGAAAAGTTGATGAAACGAATGTCACCTTGGGGATTGGTGACAGAACGTGAGACTATTATCATGGGTAGAAAACACATTTCTTATGATGTTGGGGGAGTTACGCAGCTTGATTACCTAAATCTTTATAAGAAGTTCACTTATAAGGCGCAGGAATCCTATCGCTTGGATTACATTGCGAGTGTGGAACTTGGTCAGAAAAAGTTGGATCACTCTGAGTTTGATACCTTTAAAGATTTCTATACGAAGGGGTGGCAGAAGTTTGTAGAATACAATATAATTGACGTGGAACTTGTTGACCGTATGGAAGACAAGATGAAACTCATCGAACTTGCAATTACGATGGCATATGACGCCAAAGTAAATTACAACGATGTGTTTTTCCAAGTCCGCATGTGGGACGCTATTATCTACAACTACTTGAAGAAACGAAATGTTGTCATCCCTCCGAAGGAACGATCTGACAAAGATTCCAAATACGCTGGAGCATATGTCAAGGAACCGATTCCGGGAAAGTATGATTGGGTTGTCAGTTTTGACCTTAACAGCCTGTATCCTCATCTCATTATGCAGTACAATATCTCGCCAGAGACATTACGGGATACCCGGCACCCATCAGCAACCGTTGATAAAATACTTAATGAAGAACTAACATTTGAAATGTATAAGGATAATGCGGTATGTGCAAATGGTGCCATGTACCGCAAAGATATCCGTGGGTTCTTGCCTGAATTGATGGAAAAGATCTATAAGGATCGTACCATCTACAAAAAGAAGATGCTTGCTGCTAAACAGGATTATGAAAAGACTCCTACTAAAGCACTGGAGAAAGAAATTGCTCGATGCAATAATATCCAAATGGCGCGTAAGATTCAACTTAATAGTGCTTATGGTGCTATTGGCAATCAGTATTTCCGGTATTACAAGCTTGCCAACGCGGAGGCGATTACGCTCTCGGGTCAAGTATCAATCCGCTGGATTGAAAATCGAATGAATGGATATCTAAATAAGATTTTGCAAACTGAAGGCGAGGATTATGTCATCGCATCTGATACTGATTCGATCTATCTTAATCTTGGACCTCTTGTTACTAAATTTCTTGGTAATAAGTCTGACGATAAAACAAAGATTGTTTCTTTACTTGATAAGATCTGTCAAGACAAACTGGAACCTTTTATTGAACGTTCATATCAGGAGTTGGCATCGTATGTTCAAGCATATGATCAAAAGATGATTATGAAGCGTGAGAATATTGCCGAACGTGGTATTTGGACTGCGAAGAAGCGATACATTCTCAACGTATGGAATAGTGAAGGTGTTCAATATACGGAACCCAAACTAAAGATGATGGGTATTGAAGCAGTCAAGTCTTCTACCCCTGCACCATGTAGGACCATGATTAAAGATGGGCTTAAATTGATGATGAATGGTACAGAAGATGATGTGATTGAATATATCGATAAGTGTCGGACCGAATTCAAAAAACTTCCACCAGAGGAGATTGCTTTCCCTCGCTCAGTATCTGATGTTGTTAAGTACAAGTCTCATGCCGACATTTATGCAAAGGGGACACCAATTCATTGTCGTGGAGCACTTCTTTTCAATCACTATATTAAGGAAAAGAAACTAACTAATAAATATTCTCTTATTGGTAATGGTGAAAAAATCAAGTTCTTATACTTGAAAAAACCAAATATTATTCAAGAGAATATTATCTCATTCATTCAAGACTTTCCTAAGGAACTTGGTCTTGACAAGTACATTGACTATGACCTACAATTTGAGAAAAGTTTTCTAGAACCCTTTAAAGCTATTCTCGATGCCATTGGTTGGAACGTCGAAAAAACTGTAAACCTTGAACTATTTTTCGGATAATGGATTTTTTAAAAGATATTGTAAAAGAGATCGGAGATGAC